AAAAATATGGCAATTCAAATTGGAAAATACAAAAGACCTGGAATATTCCTAGAGGAATATGATAACTCCATTATGGCGAATTCGGTTGTTGAAGGACTTACAAACCTAGTAATTGGTGTCTCTAAAAAAGGACCTGTTAATACACCGATAAGAGTTACTAATGTAAATGACTTGGAAGTAATATTTGGTCAATTGGACAGAGGATTGGAAAGAAAAGGTTCATTCTTTCACAGAACTGTTTCTAAAATGTTAGAAACTTCACCGGTTTATGCAATAAACCTATTGCTTACAGATGATAACCTTGATGTTATTGAATATAAGTCATTATCTACTTCTGCAGACTACTTGAACGATATGGAAAGAGAAGGTCCTTATAGAAGATTTTTTGACACAACAGGTTTCTGGAAAAGAGACACTGAAGCTTTCATCAATCTTACTAAGAAAAATACTGGATATTCTGATAGAGCATTCAGTTTAACAAACTTATCCGACAAATTTGCTACAGTATTTGTTTTCAAATCTGCTGTACCAGGATTTGACAGAAACCTTATCGAATGGTATGGTTCTGCAGATAAAATGCCTCCTTATGTAGGAGTGAACGACTTCGCATCTGACTATATGGTTGATGTTGTTGTTATTAGTGGTGATTGGTCTGACTACAAAGCATTAGCAGTAGACTCTAAATGGAGTGCATACTTCAATTCAACTGGTCTTAGAAAAGAAAAGGTTAGAGAATTTGCTAATGATAGAAATGTATCACTTTTAGCTTATTATGAAGGTCTTTCTTTAATACCATATTTTAGAGATTCAAACGGTAGAAATATTTTTATCGAAACTGTAATAAATAGAGACACTGATAGAACAGGAATCTTCTGTGCATTCAATAACGATTTAATTGAGACAGATTTCTTTAATGGAAAATTAGACTTAATTGGACATACAATCGCTGGTAAAAATGAAACTAATATTGATTTCCTTTCTTATCAGGATGTGATTTCGGAAGAAATTGAAATTACTTCAAATCCATTGGATTTACCAGGAAACGTAACTGCACTATTAGGTGGATCTGCATCTTGGGCATATGATTCACAAGGAATAAGTCATGCATATGGAACTCCTAAAACTAATGGATGGGTTACTAATGGCGATGAAAGAACTGCATACTTTGCAGAAGGTTATATCTATAACATCTCATTAGATAATTTAGGTGATCCAACTCCTTATTACGGAACAAACTCAATCGTTGCAACTTACTCATTGGTAAACACAGACTACGAACCATTTATGGTAGTAGGTGATAAAAAAGTCACTTTAGATTCAAATCCAGTTACTCTTTCTTTATCTACATCTAATTACCCATATAGTACAACATTTGCAACTTACTCATCTGCATTTGTAGTAGATTCAACTGGTAAATTCAAAGTAGTTAATAGTACAAACTCAAAAAATCCAGCAGTGGCTTCTTCCGACACGGTATTGGCTTATGTTAAATTTAGAGTATTGGAGCAAAAATTAACAGGAACTCCAGTTTGGGAAAACATAAACATAGATGAAAATGGATTCAAAAACTTTATATTTGGAAACACATCAGGTGCTGATTATTATGTAGAACCAGTTGTTGGTGCAACAGGATCAATAAAAGTAACATTCACTGATACAGATACTTCTTTAAGTGTTAAAGAATATGCACAATACAGAAGATTCAAAATGTTCAACAGACTTGTTGATCTAATCGATAGTCCTAACAAAGAAAAAATGGTTATGTTAAAAAGCCATGACGGAAACAAAGGTGATAAAATAAGCTTGGCAAATGTTTCAATATCTAATATTGTTACTACATCAACTCAAGATAAATCTTTTGAACTTAAACTTCCTTTCGAATTATCGGATTTATCAGATATATTAGATGGTTTCTTAGTATTCTACACACTAGATAATGAGTTTATATTAGGATCAAAAGGTGTTAAAACTAAAGTAGAGGTTGCTGATGCAGATTTTGGTGTAGTTGCTAAATACTCTAAACTATACACAAGATACTACGAAGGTATTGTTAACACCGGAGATTTCTTCAATGCAAACAAAACACCACAATCTATATTAGAAAAAGCTAATGACACTCCTTATGTTCAAGATGCTGAATATATATCAGATGTTTACTTCTTCGACGGAGAGTCTACTGTAACAGTATTTGGATTAACTGCAGGATTAAATGTTGGTTTAACTTCATCATTTGCAGGATATGACTATATTGGATTTAGATCATCAGAAATGATAGATTTCTCAACTTATGATGTAATTTCTATAAAAGGTGCATCTATAAACACAGGTACGTTCACTATCGTATCTAGTGATTTAAAATCATATATAGATCCATCAGGTCTTTTATTTGACTATGTATTTAGAGTAAATGAAGAAACTACATACGAAAGAGTTCAAAAAGTTTCTATAATAAAAGACTACAACACAAAACATTATCTTAAAATGTATGTTGAAGGTGATTCTTTAAATGTTTCTTTTATGGACGAAACTTTCACTGCATATGAAGAAGTTGATACAAATACAGCAGGAACTTTCGAAATAACTTCTGCAATTACAAACTACAAACAATCTTTAGAGATTGAAGTTCCAGCAGGATACGTTCAAATCCCTAACAAAGTATTGGTTAATAGTTCAAGATACACGGAAGTTAAAGTAGGAGATTTCTTAGAAGCATTCTACGATGAAGCTACATTACAAATGGGTCAATATCCAAGAAAACTTACGAGAATCGTATCTAAGAGACAATATGCAGGAAATCCTGACTTAGTTGAAATCACTTGTGACGCGAAAATCAAAGTAACTGCATTTGGTACTGATTTACAAACAATGAGATACAAAACAGTTGATAACTACGCAACAACTTATAAAGCAATCTCTTTAAAAGGATTTAGAGTAAGAGAGGCATCTTTACCAGATGGAACTGAAGGAAGACAAAATTCTATATTGAATTTAGTTTCTAAAGGAACACCATTGTTTAAAGCAATAACTAACAAAGAAGCAATTGATTTTAGATACTTAATTGACTCATTTGGTTTAGGATTGACTGAAAAATCTAAACAACAATTAGTTGATATTTGTGGTGAAAGATTAGATGCGTTTGGATTCTTAAACATGCCATCTATGAAATCATTCAAAAACTCAAGCTCACCAACATTCGTAAACTCAGAAGGAGTTCTTCAAGCAGAGTTTATCGCAAAAGGTGGTGATCCTGAAAGCGGACCTGCATTCCTTTACTCATTTGGAGAAGGTGCTGGTACAACATGTGTTGGTTACTTTATGCCATACTTATCAGTAAATGACAATGGAAGACCATTAGATATGCCACCTGCATCATATGCAGCAACAACATATATGAGAAAACATATATCTAATGTGGCATCTATAACACCTTGGACAATCGCAGCGGGTGTTACAAATGGTAGAATAACTGGAATAACTGGATTAGAAATGGACTTCACACCATCGGATATCGAATGGTTGAATGGTGCACAAATTAACCCAATTGTTTTCAAAAGAAATAGAGGAAACGTTATTGAAACAGAAAACACTGCACAAGTTCTTTACAAATCAGCACTTTCTTACATCCACGTTAGAGAGGTACTTATCGAACTTGAAAGAGAGTTATCAAGAATGTTGTTAGACTTCCAATGGAGATACAATACTCCAGATATTAGATCGGAAATTAAACTTAGAGCAGATGTAATTTGTGAAGCATATGTTAGCAAAAACGGATTATACAACTACTTTAATAAAATGGATGAAGAAAACAACACCAATGAAATTATCGATAACCAAATCGGTGTACTCGATACTTACGTAGAACCAATCAAAGGTATGGGTGTAATCGTGAACAACGTTACCATCCTAAGAACAGGTGCAATAAACGCAGGTGGATTCCAATAAGAATTAAAATTTAAAATAAAAAAAGTCTCAAATTATTTGAGACTTTTTTTGTTTTTATATAAAAACTTTACGAATATTTAAAGATATAAGGAAGAAAGATATATCTAATATATATTCTAAAAAAATAACAAAATAAACATTATGTCTAAAGAACACGAAATGAGTGAAGAAGACTACTTAAAAAGACATCTAAGCGACATAGATGCCGGTAAGAATCAAAATAGCTTCAACGAAAATACTACACAAAACCCAGTTGTAGAAGGAACAAAAGTAAGTGACTTACAATACTTTAATTTTGATATTAGAGATTTACCTTGTGGACAATTCTATCCAACAGGAACTCTTTTTATGGTAAGACCAGCACAAGTAAAGGAAATTCAAGCATATTCTATGGTAGACGATAATAACTTCTATGACATAGTTGAAAAAATGAATGACATGTTACAATCATGTGTAAGAGTTAAATACTCCGATGGTAAGATTGGATCATACCTTGATGTTAAGGATCAAGATAGATTATTTTTGGTCTTTCTTATTAGAGAATTAACATTCCAAGCAGGAAACTCATTATCAGTAAACACAAAATGTGGATGTGGTGACGAAGTCGCAATTGAACTTAGAAAAGACAACTTTGTTTTTCATGAAATAGATGAGAAATTGGCAAAATTCTATAACAGAAATTCAGGATCATATCACTTTAAAACGGTAAATGGTAAATCATTTGAACTTACTCCACCAAATATTGGTTTACAAAAAGCATTTACCGAATATATTATGAAGGAAAATAATGAGAAAAGAAATCCTAATTTGGCGTTTTTGAAAATAATTCCATTCATGATGAACGGTAGAACTAATATAACATATGAAGGAATTAAATCTAAAGTTAAGGAATTCGAAGAAATGGATGATATTTCGTTTCAGTTTTTGAATGCAGCAGTGGGCAAGATGACATTCGGAATTAAAGAATTGAAAAAAATGTGTCCGTGCGGTGAGGAGGTCCGCACAGATATGCAGTTTCCCAACGGAGCCTCAAGTATTTTCGTTATTCATGATGCCTTTGAAGCATATATTAAAGAATAAATTAATGCTTCAAAAACACTTCCACACACAGGAAGCAGCAATGGATAATTGGCCATTTTGGTTGTTTGAAGAAAACATAAAATTAGTCAATGAAATTGTAGATGATGAAGAAAAACAAAGAAAGAAAGACGAAGGAGAACAACAAAAAGGAATGCCAGATACAAACTCAATGATGAGAAATGCATCAAACATGACAAGTAACATAAGTATGCCTAAATTCTAATAAACATTAAAACCCACTTAATTAAGTGGGTTTTTTATTTGACATAAAAAAAAAAAAAGAAATCATATGATTTCTTTTTTTTATTTTTTTTAGTATCCAGAGATAAGTGGTGGATTGATAGAGAATCCAGAGTCAATGTACTCATCGATGAAGTAATCATACAAGAAGTCAGCATTAACAGTTTGAACAATCTCATTTGATGCCCAATCTAAATCATATCCAGCTAACTTTGATATTTGACAGTTTTGGAAAGTAACCCTTCTCAAAACAACTCCTTTTTTATCGTGTTGGTTAACGATGATAGTACCGATTAAATCACTTTTGTAGTGAAGTGAACCATTTTGAGAGTTAAATAACAAATCATACCAAGCTTTTAATGTATTCCAAACCTCCATAGAACCGTTGTTGTTTACGTTTACCTGAAAAGGTATTTGTAAAGTACCACTGGTTTTAGATGGAGTTGTTTGAAATTGTCTTGTAGAGTACTTGAATCTTTGTTCTTTAGCTGCAATTTCAAATTCTGTTAAGTTGTTTAAACTTATTTTAGTAGCATTTTCTAACAATAAAAGAGGATCTCTCTTTTGTGCTTGTAAAATAACTGGAAGTATAAACGTAATCTCAAAAAGGTTAGTGTATACTACTTCATCAGGAAGCGTTCCAGGTCCACCTGGTGAGCCAACATTGGAAATCTGCGTATAATGTGGTAATGGCATATTTTTTTGTTTATTTTTATGTAATTGCTAAGCAATTATAATGTATATATTAATATTTTTTTGTCTTCTGTTTTTCAACAGATCAACTATAATGTATATATTATATTAAAAAAGCAATTTTTTTCCATTTTTGTTTATTTAAACTTAAATGCATAAAAATCATATAAAATATACAAAAAATTATCATTTTCAATGAAAGTATATATGATAACAGATACCCATTTTGGTATCTATTTAAACAACTTAGACAAATGGATGAACATGATGGAGTCTACATTCTACAACTATGTCATTCCTTATCTAAAAGAAAACGCAAAACCAGGAGACATACTAATACACTTAGGTGATTTATTTGACAACAGAACCAGTCTTCCAATTATCATCATCAACAAAGTAGAAAAGATTCTAAAAGAAATCTCTGACATCCTACCACTACACATAATGGTGGGTAACCACGATTTGTGGAACAAAGGATCAAACGATGTCAACTCCGTTAGATTGTTTGGATACATGAACAAAAACATAAAAGTCTACGAAAACACAACCACAATAGAAGTAAACAACCAAAAACTTGTTTTAATGCCGTGGGTAGAGAAAAGACTTGATATGATTAAAGAGCTTGGTAAAAATCCAGGTGACTACCTATTTTGTCACTCCGACTTAAATGGTTGTAGAATGCATCTAAACTCTGTTGCACACAGAAACGCAGATAAAATCGATGTAGAGAACTTTGGTGGTTACAAAGACGTATTCTCAGGTCATATTCACATTACTCAACAAAACAAAAACTTTAGATTCATCGGTTCTTTGTACCAAATGGATAGAAATGATACAGGAGACCAAAAAGGAATCACTATATTAGATTTAAACACAGGTGAAGTTGATTTTCATGCAAATGACTATTCACCTATATTTAGAAAGTTTAGAGTCATTACAGAAGAAGATATAGAAAAGTTAGATGATATTAAAGACACCAAAGACTACATAGATTTAGCCATATCAAACAATCTACTAATCAACAATAGAAAGCTTCGTAGAAAGCTCGAAATGATGTTAGAGAAAGGAAATTTCGCATCTGTTGAATACATAGACGATATTGTACAAAAGAATGAAGAAGGTGAGGATATTATTTCCGAAGCAGTAGAAATAGATGAGGAATCTATGGATATTTCCATAAAGCTCGAATACGAAACGTACATCAGGGAGTATATAGACAGACAAAAATACGAAAACTCAGATTTCAAAGACGGAATACTGAGTGAGTATGACGAAGTCATACGAATCTACAACGAAAACTATAAGTCAAAGATTGACTAAAAGAAAAACCACTCATTTGAGTGGTTTTTTTATTAACTTTATTTTAAGATTATTCGTACCTTTTATCAATCTATGATAAATACCCATTGGTATAAAAACTTCACCTTCTATCTTCTTTGGTAGTTCGTTGTCTATCTGTATCATCCAATCAGTATCACCAATAGATTCAATTATACGATTTTCAAAATCTCTATGCCACATAAACTCACCAGAGTCAGTATCTTGAGCAAACTCTCTGATAAACGTGTTATCACCTATTTTAGTTTCTTTGAATGGTAGTTTTTCTAAGTTTTTCATTTTAAATAATAATTTTTTACCAATTCCAGAAGTCAGATCCTTTACCAACAAAGTATCTTTGTGATACAAGTAAGTATTTATCACAATTAAATGACTTTCCCCCTAATAACTACCAGTATCCAGGATAGGTTTGTCCATTCCACAGATGACCATATTTCGTCAGACGACATGCCCAATATCCAGCCTTAGTCTTATCTTTCTTCATATCACAGTTATGTCTAGCAGCAAATGCTTTTCTTGCCTTAGGATTACTAACCTTTGCAGTCAGACCACCGTGCACGTCACCAAAGGCAATTTTCTTAACTTTACCTGTTTTAGGATTTTTAACATAAACATAGTACTTTTTAGTCCCACCACGCATAGGATGATTCAACTTAACTTCTTTACCATGATATTCTGCCTCATTCAATTCTTCCTCCGTCTCCATTGGAATGTCCAACGCGACTCTAATACCGTTAAAAGTACCAAAAGTACCAATCTCGGTAGTTTCGTACAACTCTTTATCAATACCTTTGAGTTCTAAAACACCTTCATCAAAAAGATTTCTAGCTTCTTCTAATATAGAAAAGAATTTGTCAGAACCAGGTCTAAACACATTCTCAGTGATTGGCATTGAATTTACCAAATGATACTTTAAACTTTCGGAAAAGTCTACAAATTGTTTTATATGTTTCATATTATAAAATACTTTTTAAAAAGTCTTCAAATCTAACGACCTTTTCAGAACCTTCGACATCATCACATTCACAAGGATTACATTGACATCCAGCACAACAATCACCACATTCACAAGGATTACATTGACAATCTGAACAACATTCCTCATCACCAGGAGTCAAACCACCAACAACCACATCTTCTTCTGGTTCTACTTTATCAACTGAAATAGAAATCTTAAAGTCTTCAAACTTTTTAATTGATTTTTTCAATCCAGGAGTAGTAACCTGAATTTCTTTTTTAAGAGTTTTTTCTTTACCTTTAGCAATAGGTTCAAACTCAGATCTAAATCCAAGAGTGTCGGTATCTTCATCACCTTCAAAAGACTCGATATCAAAACCAACTTCAAGATCTTTTATTTTCTTTGGTTTTTCCTCTTTCAGGAATTTCTCAACCTTTTCTATTTTAGCCATAGTTTATTTAATATTTTTATACTCTATATATTATTATCAAGAAACACTTTTTTAATATATATCAAAAAAGTAATAATATAAATGTCCAATCATAAAAACTTAGTTTTCTTCAACAAAGAAGGCGATTATTTGAACATAAAATACAACGAGAGTGTAAATAGATTTGAAGGAGATTTACTTTTTCATCAAAGTGCATCGGATATATACAAAACCTATGGGTTATACACTATGGAACGTCTAAATGCGTTCGAATATGCAATTCCAGGGGATTTGACTTTAAGTAAATTCCAATTATTCAATGAATGGGGTATGCACTTCTATAGTGGAAGACAAGGTACGTTCTCGATGGCATCCATAGAACCGGTAAACAATGATCCAAGTTTTTATTCAAAATGGATATATGGTCAAGACTTTGAAAGACTTTTCCCAGTTGGTACATTTATAATGTTTGAGAATCAGTTTTTAGAATTTCAAGATACAAAAAAGACATATGCCGTAGTAGGATCTAAAAAAGGTGCTATTATGATATTGAGTGAGGTCGATAACGCAACATTCGAATCTATGTATTATATGGAATACATAGGTGATTTGAGTAATGTTGTGCTTAGAGGATCTAATCTATTGGGAGTATACAATTATATAGACAAAGAGTATAAAAATAACATATCTAATTGGAATGAACCGGACTTTTATGAAAGATTCTACAAAGGAAAAAGAATAAATGTAATAAACAGTGAGAAAAACGACGGTATCTACAAAGTAAAAGAAAATGATGTAACAGATGCCGTACATTTTGAATATTCAACAAAAAGTATACCACAAGATAAGACACTTATAATGGAATTAATCTCAAAAACAGATGTTCCTAAGATTTACGATGGTGGGTTAAATATAACAAATGGAAGAATTATATTCCGAAACGCAGAATTGTTTCCAAAAATACTTAAACCAGGCAGGGAGTTTAAAATAGTAGGATCTGGTTTAAACAGTAACTTTTTAACGGTTTCATATTTACCCGATTTTAAAAAGACAACAGAGTTAAAAATATACCAAGAAAGAGAACAAGTATTATATAATAATAATGTTTATCAATGTATAAGAACATACACTCAGGACTATTCTAATACAACCACAATGAATGTAACCCCAGAAACCAAAGAATATTGGGGGAAACCAACTTACGTATCAGTAGACCAACCACTAAATGACGAAATAATAAACAATTGTCAAATATACCTAACTACGGATAGACTTTATTTTGAACAAGGTTATACACAAAGTAGTTCTGTAACATTAGCAATGGCTGCAGAAAAGTATAAAGATGACTTTAATTCAATAAACGTAGACCTTTACATGAACAAAGGAGTTCTAAAGGCAGACCTTATGTATCCAAGTAAATACGCAGAGGTAAATTTCTACCATACAGAAACCGTAAACACTTGTTTAGCGAACTTAGGTGAAAAAGAATCTTTTATTGTAAATAAAGCAATTGAAATACTCGGTAAACCAAACACATTAGAATCATCAAGTTCTTTGAGTTATGTAGAATACTCACAATTGTCAACTCTTTACGATGACGAAGTTGCCAAATGTAATTCATATTTAATAGGAACCACATTTCAAACCAACGAAAGATTAGTAGAAGTAAATGAACAATTCACACAAGAGTTGAATTACAATTATTCCGAAAACTACAAATACAATATAGTCTTCACAGATTTAGATGAATTTGGACTAAAACTGGTCATAAACAAACACACTTATGAAGAAGAGATAAATTGGCTTTATTCAGGTGCAGAACCAGACATGGAGAGAACAATTGATAGAACTTTAAGAAATTGGTTAACAAGAAATCATCTAAGACTCAAAGAATTAGGTATAATAGCAGATTTAGAATATCTCGGAAGTTACGTTTCTCCATTTTATAATGCAATTGTAATAAGATCCGAATATCCAAATATACCAATAGAAATAAACAGGATTGAAGTCGGAACCACTGCGGATTATCATATAGAACATTCAAGAGTTTTATTCAACGAGATTGGTGGAAACTTAGAATTTAAAATAAACAACAAACCATACGAAATACAAACAGTATACGGAACTTTTTTAGATAAAAATGGTGCAGTAGTTTCTGCAACATCATCCAGTGCAACGGTAAAATTACCAGACATACCTGCAACATTGGCAGCATGGGTGGAAAAACACGGAGAATTGTTGAAAACATACGGAATAGTGGTTAAAAGTATGAACAATCTTTTAAAGTTTGATGTTAAAAGAACTGATAGAAGGTTAGACTATACAATCAAAACAGGAAAGTTGATGCTTCCTGGACAAACAGATTACATAATCACTAAAAAATTAAAAGGAAACAAAGGAGTTATTGTAACCGGAAATGAAGTTAAATTAGTAAAAGAAAATTCAAACTCATCGTTTGAGGATGCCGGATTTGGAACAGGAAGAGTTATTTCCATAAACAATACACCATATCCATTACAGAATATAAAATATAATCTTATTAGTGTAGATCCAAAAGTAATGGGTCTAAGTTATGAAGGACCATTTTGGGGATTAGAAAAAACACCTTGTAAATCATCAGGATTTGTAACAATAGCGTTTAACTTAGGATTTGGACAAACTACTTGTATCGATCCTGCAGGACCAAGTAGTAGTGGAGCAAGTGCAAGTGGAGGCCCATTCAATAAAACACATTACGATTCAAATTTCTCTACGGATGGTGCATTTGGAGTAAGTTACAATACAAACACATATGATGTAGTAAACCTAAATATATCAGGACAACCAGGAGTATCCAACTTAGTCGATATCAAATACATACAATTGGCAAACTCAATGTTTGTATTGGGAGATAATTTGAGTGCAATAGATGCATATACTGGAATATATTTAGCAACAATATTTTTACCTGGAAACACGGATAGTATAGAAATGGAATTCAATACGTTTAATAGTTATCTATATTGTCTATCAAAAACAAAAATATGGGTCGTTGATCCTGTTTTAAATTTAGTAGTTAAAACAATTACACTATCCAGTTTGGCAGCAGACATGTTAATAAACATAGATAATGGTGATATTTATGTCACATACGAAAACAATCCAATAATATCTATTTTTAATCACAAAAACGAATTTGTAAAAGACATAGTAACACCATCAGCAAGTGATACAAAAACTGGAAAAATGGTATACAACGAATTTGAAAAAGATGTCTACATAACAACAGATGCAGATATATTGATTAGAGTAGATGGAAGAACAAGAAATATACAAACATCATACAACATACCACAATTAGCATTAACTTCAATATTCTACGAACCAATAAACGAATCTATATACGTTTATGCACAATCACAACTATGGAGAATAGACAATGGAATACCATCGATAGTCCCAGATATGAACATGAGTGAGTTCGTAGACGTAGTTTACAACAATCTTAGTGGAGAAATGAATGTATCGGATAAAACATTTAGATTTAAATCTTTGAATTTGAATGATAATACGATAAGAATTGATAAAAATCCGTCTATATACGGTAGGATGGCTATAAACCAATACGACGGTGGTGTTTATTTAGCATCAGACACAACAAACAAAGTTTGTGTACTCGACTCTGCAAACGGAATGTCTATACACACAGAAACAACACAAGCGATAAATAAAAAAATAATTTATAACCCTGAAGATAAATCAACGTGGACCTTACAACCATCAATATCTAACATCTGTATGATAAAATCAACCGTGAATAGTACGGTTGAAATATTAACACCAAATGGTAGCTTAATAGAAGAAGGACAATTTGGTACTTTAGATCCAAACTATGTAAAGCCAAAAGAACTATGGTTAAAGGCATACGAGTGTGTAAGAAAACCAAGAGAAAACTTTGAAGGAGAAGTTCCGGTAAAATACTATTGGAAATGGATGTTTGACCAAAATCCGGAATTTTTTATCTACGATTTAAGTGGAGAAATGCTCGAAAAGACCGGAAAATATGCATACACCGGACCAAAACCACTAAAAGATGTCCCTTTAAATAAATATCCAAATAGAGATATAGAAAAAACTGATCTTCCAGAATATCAACAGACCGTTTTTGAAGAAGTAGAATATGAGTTAAACTATATAGATGATCAAGACGACATATCAACGGAACCAACCCCACTACAACTTTTTTTAGGTTTCAAAGCACCAGAAGAAGGTGCATACTCATCATACCTACAACTATACAAAAAAGAGGAGATTGAATTCAGTATAATAAGCAATAAAGATAAAATAATATCCTTTGAGTCGGTATTGTCGGCTGGTGTTTTAACCGGTAGAATAAAACTAAATATGATGGCGGAAGAAACTTTTACAGGTAAGGGACTTAAAGTAGGCCAATACTTAGGTATAACAATAAAAGACACAACAAACACAAATAACAAGTACATATCAAACAACAGTGGATATATAGTTATAATAAAAGAGATATACAATAAAACAATAATTGTAGACTTTTTTAACAAAGCCGCAGATTTCTTTCAAATTGAAACTACTAAAATAACAGACTATCCAACCACAGGTACGGATACATATCTAAAAACAACTTTCAAAGTAATAGATAAAGAAATCGCTAGATTAAAAACGATTGGACAAACCGAAATAGAAGATCCTAGATTCAAAATAGAATTAGGAAATGTAGGAAAAAACATCGGACCAAACGAAATATTCATATTCAAAGATTATGATATATTAGAAGGTGGTATAGATTGGAACTTCCTAAACATGAAAAGAAAGGAGCTTCTAATGATGAAACACTTAATATATCCATACATAGGATCATACAAGTCTATAATAAATGCAATAAACTTCTTTGGATATAATGATCTTCAACTAAACGAATACTACAGAAACGTAGATATAAAATCAGAAAACTTCTCCAAGTTATTCAAAGTAGAGATACCGGATATGTTTGACAACACTATTGAGGGATGGACGGAAAATGATTTCATAAAACACACTTTTCCAAACGATAACTTTGAAGAAACTAATATGTTTAACCTTACATATCAAATAACAGATAAAGAAGGAAAAAACCTATTGAACTACACGTTAGATGAAATCACAATTAAATTACAGGGATTAAAATTTTGGTTAAAAAGTAATATAATACCACTAACTCATAAAATACTTGACATAACTGGTAGAGCATACTTCACAAACGGAACAGAAATAACACATCAGGTTCATGATATGAGAATAGTAAACATACGTGAAAATATGACACCAATAACATTTAAACTGAGTGAGGCATACCTAATGCCAGTTAATAGTGGATCTACCGTTTACAACTGTGTATTAGACTTTTACACAATATTGGAAGGAATTGGTGCCGACAAAAATCCAACAGGATTAATAAAACCACCAAAACCATATCATGAATTTAAAGAACATTTGGAATTACCAGAATACTTCACGATAAAAGTAAGAACTTATAAAACATACAAAGAGTGGGCACCATTTACCAACTACATGAAAGGAGATAAAGTTATATATTATGGTAAGATTTACGAATCTGTAATTGACAATAATAAAATAAAAAGTCCTAGAAAATACGAAAATGTGGAAGAATGGACCGCAAATGGACAATACACAACAACAAATTTAGTTAAGTATCAAAGAGAATTATTTGTATATAGTGGACTTGGTGCACCATATGATGGAACACCACCAGTTTTAGACCAAGGAGACAACCAAAACTGGTTAAACATAACAGAATGGAAGGAAATAAATTTAGAACCAGTACAGACAATCGACGAATATAGACAGGTTCCAAGACCTCCAAAATTGGGAGCAACACACTCAATCATTTCAATGAAAGAAAATGGTCCTCATAAAATACCACCAATCGCACCATTTAACTTCGCAATAGATTCTAACATCGATCCATTCATTGTTGTTGAGATATCATCGGAAAATGGATACGGATCAGTATACAGAGATAGAAAGAACTATGAGATAAGAGGCATGAAGGATTTAGTAGATACATCAGGAATGATGGACATAATAGGACCATTTGAACCTATAAGACCAATTGGATATACTAAATCATTATATGAATAATTAAAAAAATTATATAAAAAAAAGAGGACCTTAAAAAGATCCTCTTTTTTATTTTTTGAAAAATTAGTTACTAGAAGTAGGCTCAATAACAGTTGCCTCAATAGTTTCTTCTTTTTTGTTTTTTCTTTTCTTTTCAATTTTATCAACTGAAACTCCTTCTTCAAAAGAAGATACCCAATTTTGAATGTCAGTAGACAAACTTTTTGCATAAGAGTCATAATAGTTGAAAAGTTTACTAATTGTTCCGATTCTCATCAAAACCTCAGAGAATGTATAAGAATCTTTAGTAAGACCTTTAACTTTGTGTTTAGAGATTAAGTGGTAGATATAAGTGATTTCTGTAGCATTTACAGGAAATGCAACCAACTCTTTATCATTTGTATATTTAACATCTCTCATTGTCCCCAATAACTCAGTCAATTCGATTGCGAAGAAAACTGTATTCACATCGTACTCTAATTTTTGTAAGATTAAATCAGTTAAAAATTTCCATTGAACTCTATTAAGGTGAAAGTTATATTTAGCATCTCTTAATGAATTAGTATATTCTTTCCATAATTCTTGTGATGTTTTATAAAGTTCGTCTTTTTCTTCCTCACTTTTTCCAGTACCGTCATTATTTGTCATAAAATCTTCGATAGTTGAGATTTTACCATCCAATAAAGTTTCAGCAGAAGGATTGATTACTAAGTTTTCAGTTTCGTTTTCAAAGAATTTAATCTCTGGTTTTACAACATTTGTTTCAATATTTGACATATTTTTGTTTTTATTTTTTTACAGCATTAGCTGTTGATTCTTTCCGATCTTTTGTTTAAATCAGTATCATTAAAATCCAATGACTTTAATGTTTCTAACTTATCTTTGGCATTTGTATATTTTTCAATCCATTTATCTTGTTCTTCCATTAAATCAGAGTGTTCTCCGATTGCAGCCAAATTTTTATTTGAAAAATAAAGTGCTAAATTAGCCTCTGCTTCTGCCATTTCTGCCTCATATCTTTTTGATAGAGCATTTACGTATCTATTTCCTAAACTCATAATTAAATAATAAATTCTTCGTCTGTTTTAGCATCTTTTTGTTGTTCACTATAAAGTTCTTCAACTTTATTTGCTCTAGCAACTTTTTCAACACCATATTTATTTACAATTGATGAAAACGTGTTTAAATCAGTTCCTACTAATTTAATTTTACCACTTTCCATATTGATGTTTATTTTGTCAATCTCCTGTTCAATTAGAATCGTAATTGACTCATCATCAAAAACATTCAAAAGATCTTCATTGATTATGACTTTAAGTTCTTTTTTAAGAATAAATGCAAAATCGTCAGATATTTTCGCAACTTTGATTAATTGTTTTTGTTTTGAACTTCCAATAAATTGGAAACCAACATTTACAGGAAATGATTTCTTGTTGAAGACATCCATGAAAAGTTCTTCTGTTGTTTCGTCCAACTCATAGAAAGACTCTGTTGTTTCTTTTGCCATACTATTTAAATTTAATTTATGTTTTTATTTATAATTTTTATTATTAGAAAGTTTAGAAAAACAATAAAATTGATCCAATCAATGTGAGTATACCAATT